GTTAATTGGGTGTAAGGTTGCTGTACGATCACATAAGTGTTTAACATAGTAAGTATTACCATCGCTGTCTGTGGCTGTAATAGTCATCCAACCTGCACCTAACGGACCACCGTTTGTAACTACTAAAGCATTACCTGTTAGTACGCAATTATCTGTACCATCAGCGTTAGTTACATTGTAACGACGAGCACCTTTCTGTGCGTTGATGTCTGCTAATTTAGCAATAGTTCCGCTAGAAATCCAAGCATTGGCCGCAATAACGTTAGCTGTAACATCTGGTGTGTATAATACCGCTGTTAATGCACCACCGTAACCTACGTCACCGAATGCAATAGTAGTACCTGCTAACGGTGCTGTGTTAGCACTTGACATAGTAACTACATTAGTACCGTATACGTTAATAGATGTAATAGTTGCCGAGGCACTGAACCCTACGTTAGCTACCATACCTAAGTATAAACCAGATGTAGTTGAAACAGTAACGTTGCCGTTAGCTGGATATACAGAAGTAGCAGTAACTACCACGTTAGATGGTTTAACAATTGAAATAGCCGGAGCCGTTACATAACCACTACCTGATGTAATTACTGACGTTGTTGCAATAACCCCGTTAGCAAATTCAGTATCGCCAACAACCGCTGTAATACCACCAATTGGACTTGGTGCTACTGTGAAGCTAATACCTTGTGAATATGCTGTTCCTGGATTAGTAATAGTTACACTAGCTAGACCTTCGCCGCCTGCACCATCAAATACTTCGCCATCATTGACGTTACCAACGCCAAAATATTTTCTTTTAATTGGTCTTCCCATGATATTCTCCTTAGTTTGTAGCTACGTTAGCCATTGTAGATGTAGCTGCAATTTGAATATCATAAGCCCAACGATTGCCATTCCAGTCGACTACCCAGTGATCTTGTAATTCTTTAGCATAGAATTGTGTACCTGTGTAGTCATAACATATAACACTTGCTTGACCGGCTGCTAGATTACCAATGTCTGTGTTACGTAGATACACTGTAGTGTTAGCGTTAAAACTTGAGCTGTCGGCTACATCAAATCTGTGTTTACTACGTTGTTTGTATGCAAAACCGTGTGCATGTGTTGTGCCTGTTGAGTCTGCATATTGGAAATCGATTGTGTATACGCCTGTTACTGCGTATGGTGCACCAATTGTACCACCAATGCCACTAGCATATCCGATATCGTTTGTACTGCCTGATGTTAATTTAATAGGACGTCCCATTTGTTTTTCTCCTTATGGTTGGCGTTCTAGGCCTACGCGGTGGGTGCCGCATAAACTCCCCTTACGGAGCGAACACATATATTTATCGTAGCTTGACTTTTAACAGCTTAGATAGTATAATTACGGTTCATTTGTATAAGGAGTTTAATATGACTTGGTACAACGCAAAATACAAAGGTGTTAAGCCCGTTTTTAAGGGCGGTGCTACTAACTACAATACTATTAACGCTACTAAGAAATATGTAGAATATTTTTTAGACATACAAGACATGAATGAATTACTTAGAACTACTAAAAGTTTTGATATTAAAATGGATTTGTTATATTGTTTAGATAAGGCAGAAAGTAAACGTGCGTGGAATTTTAGGCATCCTAACTTTTGTCAAAAGGATGCTAACGTACTGCTACAAGCTGTAAGAAATGTTAAACGCAAAGATGGCTATGATATAACAGAACGTTTTGAGTATTATGCTTAGATAAAAAAATAGCACCCGAAGGTGCTATTTTTATTTTCATATCCTAAAGAATAAATCTTATTGGAATGATAGGTTGCTAATACCAATCGCTTCTAAGTAGTCAGCTGCATTACCTAGAGATGAAGCAGTATTTGTAAGCTCAGCATAACCATAACGTGTCATAAAGCCTACTACTGGTTCAAACGTATTTGGATCTAGAACAACACCAGAACTCATTAGAGGCACATATGGGCAATAGAACGCAGCTGCATCAGCTTCGCTAGAACCTTTGTAACCTACTAATACTGCTGTACCTGTTGCTGCAAATGAGTTAACATAGATCTTCATAGCATTGTTTAAAGTACCAACTAGTTTTGTGTTAGTTGGAGCTTCGAAAGTACCTTCTGTTGAACGAGCAAAAGCTGAAGTTGTAGCAGATTGTAGTACTGTTAATGCTTCTGGACTTACAACTGCCCAGTTAGCTGCACCGCGACGTGTACGTTGAGCGATCAAGTTTGCAGCGCGGTTAATTAAAACTGCTAGAGCTGCGTGCTCGTCACCTACGAATGTAGCTGTACCAGATACTGTAGCTTGGTTGTAGTTGTATGTGTTACCTGAAAGTGCCATTAGAGATGCTAAAATCTCTTGGTCAATTTCAACTGTAATTTCTTGAGCCAAAGCTGCCATAATTTCAGCTTCAACATCTAAACCGTGCATACTTTGTGCATCTTGAGCTGCCTCAAATGTCCAACGTGCGCTTAATTTACGTGTTTTAGCTTCAACAACTTGTTTCAAGATTTGTACGTTGATACGGTTACCAGGTACACCTTCAAGTGTTGATGTTGAAGCTGCTTTACCTGCTGTTGTACCAGAGTACGCTGTTGCAATCTTGAATGGACTTAATGCCTCATCACCACCGTTTGTGCTGTCGCCTGAAGTTGCAGTAACTTGATCAGCGTAACGAACACGTAGAGTGTGGATTTGAGCCACTGGGCCAGTCATTGGTTGTACACCAACGATTTCATTCGCAATAACTGTCGGCATTACACGACGAATTACTGGAAGAATAACGCGGTTTAATGTAGCTACGTTACCAACAGCAGTAGCGCCACTGGTTGCAGTTTCCATCAAGTGTTTCTTAGTATTTTCTAAGATAACAGCCATTGTAGTTCTTTTAGAACCTTGTAGACCTTCTAACAGGGCGTCTTTGGTCTCATTCCAACGGCCTTCTAATAGTTGGGTTGTCATTTCTTATTTTCCTTAAAAAAAGTTTACTACTATTTTAGCCCTGCTAAACGTTTGATATCAATGACATTGTCACCGTTTTCAATTACGTCAATTTTAGCAGATTTATCACCTGTCACTTCTTTACGACTTTCAGCAATCATCACTTTCTCAGCTTTGACTGTTGGTGCGTTGTTTAGAACTGCTGGTAGATACTTATCGTATGCAGTTTGTAGTCTTTCTGTCTGCACACTCTCAAGAAGACTGATCATTACTTCAGCTTTCTCTTTGTTTAATGGTTTTAATAACTCTGTCATTTTCTCTTTACGAGCAATGCTTTCGTTAATAACTCGAACTTCACGGTTCTTAGTTTCAACTAATGCTTCTTTTTCAGCAATAACTTGTTTGCTTTCAGCTAATTGACGTTCTTTCTTAGCTAATTGAGCTTGAAGTTTAGCAAATTCTTTGTTCTCATTTAAGTGAGTAACAGCAAATTCTGCTGCGTATGCTTCAAATAAGCGACGACCGAACATGTTCTCACGAGCAGTTTGGATGTCTTCTTTTAGTTGAGCTAATTCTGACCCTAGGTTTTGTGCTACTGCTTCTTTAACAAGTTTAGAGCTACGTTTTACAAATGCTTGTTGTAATTCAGCTAATTTTGATTTAGCTTCAGCAACAAGTTTAACTTTTGTTTCAACTACAGCTTGTTTGTCTTGTTCAAACTCTTTGATCTCTTCAGCTAATGCACGGATAACAAATTTTTCTAACTTAGCAATGCTTTCGTTTTGAACTTTTTTATCTGTACGTAACTCTTTGATCTCTTCAGCTAATTTACCAACCATAAAGTCGTTAAATTTACCTGTGCTTTCAACCATTTGACGTTTAAATTTCACGCGGTCTTCTGCAAGAGCTTGTTTCTCATCGGCGAACTCTTTAAGTTCAGCGGTAAGACTTTCAGTAACCATTTTGTCTAGAGCTTCAACCATTACAGCTTTGTCATGTGAATAGCGGTTTGCGAATTCTTCACGCAATTCAGCGCGAATCGTTTCACGTGCTTCATTAATTTGACTTTCCCAAGCTTCTGTAATAGCAGTTTGGGTAGACTCATTAATAATGCCGCTTTCCAACAATGGTTTGATAGCGTCTAACATTCTGATCTCCTATTTAATTTTAAGATCTTTGATTAAGCGTGTTACATGCTCTTTCAAATACTTTTGTACTTTTTGATCTGCACTGGCTTCACGTGCCATTTCGAATACCTTACTGCCACCACGCATATTCATCAGTCCTTCGTAAATCGCTGTTGGATACGCATTAGGTGCGCTTGGTTGTGCAACTACATCTACTGTGACTATTTCAAAGTCACTTACTTTGCCATCAGCCTCGTTAACGTTACCGCTACCGCGACTAGATACGCCTAGTTTCACACCTGACTCTAACATAGTCTGAACTAACTGACCCATTGGAGTAGGTAAAATCTTTAATTTGCCAAAGCCATTAGGTCCATCCATCCACATATCTGTAATCATGTGGCTTACACGGTCTAGGTTAATTTTCAAATCATCAGGGTGATCTACTTCGCCTAAAACGCTGTAGCCACCCTTGATTTGTTCATTTAACGTAGAAACGGCTTTTTCAATTTCATTTACAGGGTACACACGCTCATTGTGATTACGTACACCACCTTGAATGAATATACCTTTCATATAACAGTTCTTGCCTTTGCCGTCATGTGAATCCTCAGTAAGGATCTCCAATCTTGCCGCATCGTATGTTAAGTTTTCTTTAAGGTATAAAGCCATTTTTGTTTCCTAATTAAGCACGTGGTTTAAGTGTGCTTTGTTTGTTTACTGGACGACTACCGTCATTACCAGCTAATTTACCTTCACCAGCGCCTTTCTTCTCAGCACCGTGGCCGCCGTCACCTTTACCGTCCCAAACTTTCTTGCTACCTGGTACGTTTTTGAATTGACCTGCGTGTGGTAAATCACCTTTCTTTTTAGCATTTGGATGTGGTGTTGTGCCATCTGGAGCAGTTTCTGCTTTACCAGTAGCAATGTTTTTGCCGCTAGCTGAACCGGCACCTAGTGGATTTTTACCTGCTACAATACCTTTATCATTAACTGTTGGTTTTTGGCTACGTGCACCTGTACCAGCTAAAGCACCTTCTGAATTACCAGGAGCTGCTACTTTTTCTACATATTCACGAACGATAGATTCATCCAAATCTTCGTCGTCTTCTTCGTCTTCGTCATCTTCTTCTTTTGACTCGTACATGCCTTCCATTTCATCTTCAGCACCAAATTCTTCTTCGTGGCCAAATTCTGGATCATCAATACCGTCATGATGTTCTGGCTCGTGAGCTTCATCAGCCATTAGTGCATCAAATTCAGCTTTAAGTTCGTCAAGTGCATCTTCAAGATCTAAAACGCGATCTTCGATTTCTGCTTCTTCGTGTTCTTCGCCGCCAAATTCTTCTTCACCGCCGAATTCACCTTCTGTGTCTTCATCGCTACCAAAGTCTTCATCTTCTTCTTCAGAAATGCCTTCTTCGTCTGATGTAACTTCGTCAACTAAGTTTTCAACTTCGTTGCCGCCGATTGTTTCATCTAAATCTTCTTCTTCTACTAAGCTCTCATAGATGTCGCGAGATTTCTCAACAACGATCTGATGGAATAATTCACGAGCTTTGTCATTTTCATCATTAATGATGAACTCAACTAACTGTTCGTATTTGTTCATTATGAACTCCTTGTGATAATATAAGTTTCGAAACTTACATCTGTATGATGTATTATGTTTATATATTTACAAAATTTATTAAAAAGTGGGGTTTTATGCTATGTTTTTGAGTCAAAACGAGAGATAACTACATTCCACCTTGTTCTTGCGGTGGTGCTTTGTATTGAATTTGCACAGCGTCAATCTTCTTTTCATGTTCTAATTTACGAATGTCATTCATGATTCTTAGACGATTTAGCTGTTTTAAAGTTAATTTAGTCTTGCGGAGGTCTTTGAGTTTGATAACAGAATTGTCATCTTTCTCATCATAATATCCCGCAGGAGTAGGTTCAAGAATTTCAAATAGGTTCATAACGTTATTTACCAAAAATATTATAAACCTAATCCGCCACCTTGTGAGCCAGCACCTGTGGGTGCGCTTTGAGGAGCACCTGCTTCTTGTGCGCCTCCTTGTGGCGTACCTTGTGCGCCTGCTTCCGGTGCTTCTTGTGGACTTAGAGTGTCCATATCTTGTTGCAGACCGGCATTTGTAACACCTACAGCACGTAGACCAGCTTGTGGTATTTCTGTATCTTCAACAGCACCGTTTTCTTGTGCCCATAATTCATCATTACGTTGCATTTCTTCTTCACTTAGGTCCAAGTAACGTTCTAATAAGAAACGTTTGCTCAAGTAAGGAATAGGCTCTAGCTGTGTAAATGTGCTAATACGAACTTGATCGACTTCTGCTTGACGATACTTAGCAAAGTTTTGTGGTTCGTTAAAACGCAATTCAAATAGTGCATTATCAATATTAATACCTCTCCAACGCATAAACATCTTAAATTCGTTGTCAAGTTTTTCTGCAATCATCTTTTGAAGGCGCATACAATATTGATTAAAGCGCCACTCTTGGATCAATGCTGTGGTTGTTTTACCGTCACTGAATGTACGTTCACCTTCATCTGTACCTGTAGGTAAGTATGAGCTAGGTATACGTAGACCACGGAACATTTTGTTAGTAAAATAACGCAGGTCAGTAATTTCACCTAGGTTTTGACCACCTGGGAATACATCTACGCTACTACCACGGCCGTCTGCTGTAACAGGGAAGAAATAATCCTCGTTCGTTGACAGTGGATTGTATGTAGCATCCATCATGTTAACACCGCCACCAGTTTGTGTAGGGATACGACGTTGGTGAATTTCATTTTTAACACGATCAACATAGGCCATGGCCATGTGGGTTGGCATGTTACCTACGTCAATTTTGAATACACGACGTTCTGGTGCACGTTGTATGCGGTAAATGATAATACTATCTTCTAATAGTTCTTTTTGTTTAAAAATCTTAAAGATACTTTCTAATACACTAGTACCGAATGGCCAATTTAGGTCTAGACCTTCTGTTAGACTTAGATGTACTACGTGTTCTGCATCAATAACAGCTTCGTTTTTAGCATGACTAAAACGGCTACCC